ATCCCCATCATCATTGAGTTCCATTTTCTACTCACTTTTAATTGAGTAGCTTTCATAGAAATCAAAGCTGTTGTGGGAGTCTTACCTAAAAGAACTACATAATGATTTGCAGTGTTCTCAAGATAATTACCGTTAGGCAATCTATCTTTGTAGGATTTATCCCGAGTTGCTTTACTCAGAATATCACTCGAAGCTGAATGTATTGCTACGGGCGCTCCTTTACTCTCACCTCTATCTTGCCATTCGACATACTGTCTTTGGTAGTAGACTGGCAAAACTTCTATCCCCTTTGTTCCGTCATAATTTTCATTAGTAACGGTATTGAGAATCATGCCTGGTTCTGCCCCCTCGACATACTTCCCATGTTTTTTATTTACTTCGGGAGATAGTTGTCCCAAGACTTTCAAAAACGGTAACGCAAGATCTTCTTGCGTGATGTTTTGAGAGCCTTTGTCTGCATCACCTTCGAATACATTCGTAGACAATGCACCTGCATTTTCGCGTTTCGCGATCTGTGCTTCTTGTTTCATGGTTATTGTTTCCTTTTTATTGTTGTTTTATTTCCAATG